TTGAGAAGTTTGTCCTTCGTTTCTTCAAGATTTACAACAGTTTGATTGAAATTCTCAGTAAGGTCTTTTACATCTATCTTTAACTCAAATTCTTTAGTTGCAATAGTATCGTTTAATTCATTGACACGATAGTCAATCTTTTCTCTGATAAGGTCAAGATGTCCTTGAACCTTATTAAAGTCATCATCGATGATACTGAAAGTTTTACCAATCCAAGAGAAATCTGGAACCTCTTGAACTTCCTGAACCCAGTCAGGAAATGTAGGAATACTTTGATTTACTTCTTCAATTCTTGATTTTAATGAATTGAGATCACTCTCGTAATACTTTACTTCTGGAAGAGAATTGATTTCTTCCTTTATACGACCAATCTTATCATAAATGAATTGAATATCTGCATCATAATACTTGACCTCTGGGAGTTCAGGTATCTTTGATTCAATTTCAGTTAGTTTGTCTTCATTTAAATCTTGAATTTGTGATAATTTATCACTTAATTCTTTTAGTTGTTCATCATAATACTTAATCTCCGGTATTTCCGGTATATCCTTTCTTACATCATTTACAAGGCGTACTAATTCCGACCACTCCGGAGCAGTTTCTGATAAAACAGTTTCAATATCTTCTTCTTCTAAAGTATCTACAACTTTCTCTTCAATATATTCCTCAACAGAAGGAAGTTCCTCTTCCTGTTTAACTTCGATAAAATCTTTGTAAGAGGGCAAGTTGCTCTCTTCTACTATATCATTTATTGACGGCAGGTCTTCGTTAGACATTCTATTAGTACAATACTTTGGGATTTCTCTCCCTGAAATACTATTTATCTCCTCTGTTTCTTCATCAAATTAAGTAGTGATTCCTGCTGTAACTTCTGCCGTTCCTTCAAGAATTCTTTCTACAGAACCACCAGATGATGTGATTCTTACATCATAAAGATATCTTCCCGATTTGACATTTACAGATACACCAGAAGTCATGGCAAGAGATACCACAGATGTAATAGTATTAATACCAACAGTAAAGGAATGGGATGTTGAAGAAGTTGAATGTTTCTTCAACTTTGACTCTGCAGTAAAACCATTCAAATTCTTCAGACTTCCATCAGAATTTTTAGAGATATATGTAAAACTAAAATCAGAAGCTTGTGGAATAACAATATTGACTGACGGGGTAGCCATTTTATTATCTTTTTAGTTATTTATCTGGTGTGTTGTTCTTCAAGAGTTTCTGTAACTCAGCTGTAGATCCAACAAACAATGCGTTATTCACAGTGGTTGGACCCTTAGTATCTTTCTCTTCCTGAACATCCTTTAACTTCTGTTGGAGTGTTAGGAGTTTATCTGTGGCATCTGCCACATTTTTAATCAACTGACCTGCGACTTCATACGCACGAGGCATCTCACTCTCTTGAGCCAGTTCAAGGATACCATCGATAGCTTCCTGCCCTTTCTCAATGATTGAATAGAGATTACCCCTGGTGTATTCGTAATCTCTCTTGATATCCTCTGAACCGGATTTGATTTTTTCAATCTTCCTTTCCGTTACTTCTACTTCTGTTGGCTCAACATCAAAAGCTTCATCAAGACTATCATACTTACTCATGGGTTACCTCAAAAAACACTACCACTAAATCCGAAGTCATCTCCGAATTCAATCAACTTATCATCTTCCTTGGTGATGCTAAAGACATCTGTACCAAGAACATGAGCAGAAGCCTTGGTGTTATCCTGACCTCTTCTAACCCTCATGTTATCACCAACAATCTTCTCAACAAACATCTCTTCAGTGCCAACATACACATAAGTGCTCTCAGTAACACCACCAGGATTTGTGATCTTGATAGTTGTTTGTGAGATATCAACATCCTCATCCAAGTTACTAATCAAACTATTGTCATAGTCTTTAGTAGCTCTTGGTGTAACTTGATATGTAAGGTCTCTAGTTGCAACTCCACCACCAGTGGAACCAGCAAGGTACCCAATGGTAACCTTTCTGATAATGTCTCCTGATACATCAGTAATAGGACCATATAGATAGGTCTTAGCTGTGAATTGGAGAGTATAAACTAGAGCTCTTCTAGTTTCAAAGTTACCTTCATAATCATCATCCATATTCACACTATCAAGAACAACGGGAACATCCCTAATCTCATTCAAGTTTCCAAGAAACTTAATTGAGAGATTGTATTGTGGTTGAAAGTATGGAAGAATCTGTTCAACGATCTGTAACATATCATCGTTCAGTTTCGTATAGATCGAGAGTTCAAATCCCATGTTATATGGGACAGGAGAATATACTCTCTTAATCTCACTACCGTCAGGTGTTCTAGTTACAAATGTTTGGTTCTTTGTTGTTTTCCTAGAAGGATCATAAGTGAGTGATTTAAACTCAAATGACATTCTGGGAAGAGTGATCTGTACAGGACGATTTAGATTAGCTTCTTGTTGCATACGAGCAAGAAACTTCTGAGTAGGTCCATATGCAATAGGAACCTGAATCACACTCACGGTTTGATCTGAGTCATTCTGATGTTGAACTTCTATACCGTTGAATAGTGATCCAAACCCAATAATTGTAGATCTAAGGATCTCATTATAGAAATATTCAAACATCGTCCTATGGTTTAGATATAATACTATTTAACAAAATAACATTTAAGGATCCCCAAAAGGATTACTATCAGTGAAATCGAGTATCTTATTAGCTTCTGTTTGGATATTGTCATTATCTGCAAATGGTGTAACTAGATCATCAATTATCTGTGATCTGAGTGCATAACATGCTCCAGAGTCTTGTCCAATAACAAGTTCATTTCCTGTGAATGTTCCATCAACAACTTTGATAGTAAGTTCAAGACTTGTCTCATTCCAAGAGTTGACCCTAGCTGTGGTTCCTGATGTTCCACCAGTAACAACTTCATTGAAGATATATGTTCCAACTCCAACTGTACTACCAAGACCAACAGGGTTCTCGATAGTTACACTAGTGATAGTGGTAACACCTGTAAGGTTATAGTTCTCACCACCATATCTAATGTAACCTGCGGTAACAACACCAGCGTTATTGATAACACCATAACCAAATCCAGTATCAACACCAACAGGGTTACCACCATCAACAACGAAAGTGAAGTTTGGACTTGTAGTATATCCTGAACCACCACCTGTAATTGTTACAAACTGGATAGAACCGTTGGTTGAGATACCACTAGTTGCTTTAGCACTACTACCATCATCATTTCCAGATGGAGTAATCGAAATCATTGGTTTAACAGTGTATCCACAACCAGCATTTACTAGGTCAATGGCCTCAATCATACCACCATACATTCCATTACACTGAATAAACTCATTAGTGATGGATGCAATACCAACTGTTGTTGTTCCTGGTGAGGAAGAGAACCCAATTTCTGGTCTATATGAGTACTTTTTACCCATATTTGTGATATTTACAAGATTTACCGCACCTAAAGTACAAATTCCAGCGGATGCAGTAGCTGTAACAGCCGCTCCAATCATGTTTAGGGTCTGAATATATCCAATATCTACCTGATTGTCGTCAATTTCACCAATTCCGGTGTCAATAACCTCATCTTCGTATCGGAATAACTCACAAGTGAGTGTATAAACGTAGTTTTTCTTTAATTGATAGAAAGGTTGTTCATGTTCTACGAATTTTATCTCGAAAATACGGTCTCCGAGAGGAAAATAGATCAAATCTCCCTCTTTTGGACGTGATGTTAGCTCACTATCTGGAACTCCTTCCATCAAAGGAGCAATATAATTCTCATATCTCTCTCTAGAGATGATTAAAGTGCAATCATCCTTGTCTTCGATACCAAATCTAGACAAAAGTGTCCCTTGACCACCAAATCCTTCATAAGAATCTAGATATGCCTCTAATGGGAAGGCAGAATCGAACTTAGATTCGATAACTTCTCTGATTACTGTGTTAGTTGTGACATACTTACGAGGCAAATAATAGCACTCGATACCATACATCCTCAACTGTTCGTTGATAAGACTCTGTACAAGACCTTGTTCTGTCTTTGTACCGTTTAAAAAGAAAGGATTAAGTGCCATTTTTATACCCTACTGAATGTGTATTCACGATGTTTTGTTTGACCCTGTCCTTTCAAACACTTACATATACAACTAATATCACCATTAATATATTCAGAACATTCCTTAACAGATTGAAATGTTAAGTTCAATTCATTTATCGTAATAGAATAAGTTTTTCTATGGTTTCCTTTACCTTTTTTGGCATTGGAAATCTTTTCACCCCTTTCCTGTCTGTATTCTTCTGTTGTATTGTTCCAGAAGTTTTGACTACTATTAATTCTATTTATTTGTCCTTTCTTTGCCCTTGGTGGGTCTTCGCCACCATCAGTTCTGTTGTATAGAATTCCAGTTCCTAAATCTTTTCTACCAAAAACAAAAATCATATATTTTTCGTGTCTTAATGATTCTTCATTAGACAATCCTTCTTTCAGTTTAATTCTTCTATTTTCTGGCGGCAGACTAATACCAGGATGAAGTTTGGCATTCATCCTGTCACGACATCCCTTCCCAATATAATATGGTGTTCCGTCAGTTCGTAGGTAAGCGTAGGTATAATACATATCCATATTATATCACACCTAGCCAATAAGGTCCATCGGTGGAAGTTCATAATTAAACGACATTCTTTCCTTGATTTCATCAAGTTCTTTGTTAGCATCATCAAAAATCTGTCTTCCATTGAACTCAATTCCACCAGGAAGTTTAACTCCTTGGAATTTAATCAAGTTCATACCCCATTGTTTCTTAATTAGAGCAGTCAGATATGGTTTGAGGAAAGAATCATTCCACATTCTTGAATAATCTTCCCCATCAAGTCCTCTATAACAATCAATAATTAGAAATTCACCTTCTCTAAATTGAGACCAATCAACATCCAGATAAACTCTATCTACTCTTTGGTTGAATCTGAGTTTCACATGAGTATTGAGGAGAAAATTCATAGTCTCCAAATAACTCATAGTCATTGAATATGACAACATATCAAATCCAGAACCACCCCAGATATTGATACCACTTAACATATACTGATATTTTACATCCCACATCCCAGATCCAGTATAATTGCTGTTATGTTGGAATATTTTTTCTATTCCAATGATATCTGGAGGAATTTGTATGTAGTTACTATTCTCATAATATGTGAATGTAGTAGCAGTTCCTACAATATTAGTAGTTGTGCTGGTAGAAGCAATTCCTGTTGTTCCTGCACCATTAGATGGAGCTCCAGGTGGTCTAGCCTTACCTCTATCAATATCATCTTGTGTGATCTGATACTTTAGATATACTTTCTCTACACCATCAAAATGTCTCTCTTGAAAATACTGAATGGCATCATCAACCAGGTCGTCGATCTGTTCCTCAGCAACGTTGATCTCCAAAACAGGAGCACCAAGTTGTCTAAGACAATAGTCAACTAGTTCTTGTCTATTGGTAGGTTGAGCCATTATTTAAACAACTTTTCTTCTATTTATCTACCAGTTGAACCAGTAAATTTTTAATATCTGTGAGATCACCTTTGATCTCTTCTACTTTAGTTTCTAGGTTATCAATTCTTTGTTTATCAGTGAGAAGTTTCTCTCTGTTTGCAACATAGGCTTGATAACCTACAGTATCTGTATTCACGATGGCCTTTGAAGAACCATCGCGATACAGATTTCTATGATCTTTAACTGGAATCTTACTCATTATGCTAGTGAAATCGCTCTGAAGTTTCTAATCATTGGAACCGTTGCCTGATTAGTAGAGGTACCAATTACCTTAATCCTAAATGATTTGAAGGATGGTAGTTGATCCACACTAAACTTATACTCTCTATAAGCACTAATGTTAGGTTTAGGTGAAACAAGATCAACTTTAGGTACATTTAGATCAGGAGCTCCATTACTCTTTCCTTGACTTTGGATAGTTCCATTTGTGTTGAAGTTACCAAAACCAGGGAAAGGAACAAAGATTACACTATCTATAGGTCCATTTTGATCAAGTGAATAGAAACATCTAAGATCTGACTCTAGTGGAACATATCCATCTAAGAATACTTGTAAAGAAGATGCTGGATTCTCAAGAAGTACATTCTTAGTTACATAGAAGAATCTGTTAGGATCATTCACTGTAGAGTTGACTCTAGGATCAGTAGCGTAATCTTCAATTGGTTTATCAATTCTATTAGTAGTAAAGATAACAGAAGATTGATTAAGATCAACAGCTGGTGAGATTCTTGGATCATCAGTGATTAGATCCAAGTTCATTGTGAATGATTTATTACCAGGAAGATCATCCAAGTAAAGATCCTCATTGATCTTAGAAGCCACAATTCTTGGTTCAGAGAAGAAGTTTTCCTGTCTCAAGGCAACTTCATCAAATCCTTTATCAACAAATGATGGCTCACTTCCTGATACAGATGTGCCACTAGTAGTACGAACCGAAGGTGCGATGTTTGTACCTGTTGGTTCCATAGTGTTGATCTGAGGGATGATCATCTCATAAGGAACATTGTATGTTGCCTTACCATTAGGACCACCACCTTCAATAGTTTCATTGAAGAAGAGTTTCTTCAATCCAGATCCACTACGATCCACACCAATATCGGTATCACTCATATCAAGTTTGAGATTATAAGTATCAAGAGTAATTCTTTCGTTATTGGTAATGTCGTTGAGATTGTGATCTTTGTTGATTCTTCTCAGTGATACACCATTGAGTTCATACTTATAAACAAGGTTGTTTACAGTGTGTCTCTCAATCTGACTATTGTCAATACCTCTAGTGATACCTGTAAGGGTGTTTCCAAACACTCCAGTGTACTGAATAACCTCAGTACCAATCTTCACATAACCAGGGTTAGATGCCCCAACTCCTACACCCTCAAACTCACCAAAGTCAGTTGGGGATATGGAACTAGCGATTGAGATAGCTGTAGTGGCTGTGAGTGAATACTCATCAGTTAGTAGAGTTGGCTTTGTCTTAGTATTCAATCCACTGAGAGTTACAACATTACCAGTTGCGTGCATCCCGTGGTTTCTGTGGAATACTTCGAAGTGAAGTCCATCACTCATTTCTCTAATAGGTGATACTGGAGCGACAACTCCAGGATAGTTGAGAGCTGTAGTGATACCACTATTGTTAGTATAAAGAAGACTATCATTTACACCAGTGGAGAATGTACCTTGTACACCTTCAATAACCAACTCATTCTCTCCATAAATGTCATTTACAGAAAGTCTCATACCCTCACCAAGTGAAAGGTTACCAATACTAATAGGTTGTAGAATATCACCAAGTGTATATCCTTTACCACCATCAACAATGGTAGCTCCAATAGCTACACCATTATCAATAGTGATATCTGCGGTTGCGTTAATGCCATTACCAGTCAAACTCGTAAGTGCCACACCAGTAAAGGTATAATATGCACTGGATGGAGTGAAACCAGTACCAACATTTGTAATTGTCAGAGTACTGGTGGCTGAACCAGCCAAACCAACAAACCTACCAGAAGCTTCTGTGTTTGTTTGAGTAATTAAGTTACCGTCACTAATACCAGTATCTGTTACAGTAGTTCCAAGTCCAACTCTGATGGTATTTGATACCATTGTGAGTGGGTTGGGTTTCATTACTTCATAATCAGTTGGCATTGGTGGGTTGAAGAACTGAACAGAACCATTAGGAACAAAGTCAGCTCTAAACAGTTGGAAGGTAAGATCTTCATACTGTGAAGGTGTCCATACAGAAGCGTTCTGTGACTTATACAATGAACCAAGAAGTCTCTGTGAAGAAACAAGGATTTGACCTTCTTCTCTACCCAAAGTGGATACATCAGATTCACCAAGTCTAGAGATCCATACAGCGTATTCTGTGGAGTTAGAGATAATGATCATCGCGTATTCTCTCTGACCATTCAGATAGACAGGAGATTCAAATGTAAACTTAGTAGCTATACTAGCGTCAGGAGATACTGTGATTTCTTCTGGAGCTTTAGATACTTCAGAGTATGCCAAGATCTTAGCACTTGGAGTACCCAATTCCACTTCACGAATTTGAACAGTAACAGGAGTACTATCATCTTGAGGAACTCTCTCAAAGTAAATATCCATACTAGTGAGATAAATTCCAGTAGGATCATCAACAATGAATGATTGTGCCAGGGGATCCTTATACTCACCAGTCAATCTTGAATCTGATCCTGACTCAAATGATGTTGATGAAGTAGCAGAATCACCAATAACTCTATTTTCAAGGAAACTATCATCAGTTTCAACTCTAGCGTTTCTCAGGGAGAGTGT